CGCCTCTGCCGCCCCTGGTCTCAACCCGGGTCCACCTCCCCGTGTTCTGCGACGAGTTCCCTTCATTATCTACACGCTGCGAATAAACTCCCACTTCAGGTAGTCGCATATCTTCGCCCAAATGTGGTCGTGTGCAATCAAACGGTCCCTAGACTTGAGCAACGGAAAGTACACCTTGTACTCGTCCAGGTCCAGCAGCTCGAAAAACTTATACAGGATGTAGGAGTACGACAGGAAGTTCGTGCGGTCGTTGGGGCAGTAGAGCAGGAACGGAGCCTGAATTTCCTGGAACATAGCCCGGATCTTCTCCTCAATCTCCGGCGTGATGGTTGGAGGTGGGTTGCCGTTCAGCCTCGACAGAATGTGCGCCGCATGCTCGTAGAACTTGGACCGACCCAGCTTCTTCAGAATCTCACGAATCTCCTTCTCCGTCAGATCAGCAATGTTGTTGATGCGACGCTTACGGATCTCCAGCACCACCTCGTTCATCACCTCCTCGGGAATCATGGTCGACTCCTTCGCCTGAAACTGGTTCAGGATCTCGTTGAGGTGGTTGATCTTCTTGTACGCGTAATTGTTCCGCTCCTTCGGCGGGTCACGGAACGAAGGAAAGTCAGACACCACCAGCGAATACTCCTCGGACCCACAACGAGGGCAGACAAGAATCCCCTCGGACGAGATCTCTTCGCGCGCAACGTTGCACTGGTTACAATGCTCCGTCATCTGCTGCGTCACCTCGGGTGCATTCCCCAGTTTCATACGCGCAACGTACTCATCAAACATCTGCTTCTTGGTCATGCCGGATTCAGGCGGAGCCGCAGCGGCAAAGAACTTCATGAAGGTGGACGCATCCTTCGCAGACTGAGCTGGTTGAGCGACGGCATCCGGACGCTTGTAATAATCGATCAGGATGTCCATGTTCTTCATGTAGTACTCCTCAACCGGATGCGTCTGTGATACTTCGCATTCGATCTCTCGAACACGCGCTTCCCATTTGGAACACAAGACAACATCTCCGATCTCGTTTGACGAACGCAGAGTCTCGATTCGTTCCCGCAACGTACCTAGTTCGGCTTGAATTTCATCTCCGTGTGTTTTTGAATCACGTAACCCGTTCACAATGTTCTGATGGACAGAATCGAGGGTCCCAATGGACATCGACTCGGCGTCACGTATTTTTCTCACCCTGAACACGTCCATATAGTTCGTCTTCTACTTGTCTCATGAAAGCAGAATTGTCGCAGATGATTGGACGTTGCTTTCGGACGGCTGAGAGCAGTGTACGGAAGTCGATGCCAAAGTTCTTGGATACGAACACCAGCACAAGGAACGCGGACCGATTCACACCGGCTTTACAGTGCACAAATACCGTCCCGTTCGTAGAGCGAAGGAACAGCCACATCCAGTTCTCGAATTCTGGATACCAATCCAGGATTCGAACGAGTTGACTATCGACCGCGTGAAGCTCTGCGTACTTGTCGGGATGGTGTTTCCGCCACCACGCTGGACAATCATCGGCAAACGCGCAATTGACCACGTGGGTAATTGAGTGTTTGGCGGTAAAGAGTGGGGTGAGTTGGTTTCCAGCCCCTAACAGAATACGTGGATAGACCCACGCCGGAGGACACTGCATTGAACTAACCCAGAAAACTCGAAATGACGATGTTAACGAAATGAGCTAAGACAACCGACGCAGCACTGACGACGGCGGCGCCCTGATAACTTACAACCCCGTTTGACGTGTAAGCACTAGGGATGTATTGAAGCAATAGGTTACGAGGGGTCGACAGCGACAACACAAACGTCGCGGCAAAGAAGGCAATGTACAGTTGGAGATTGCGGAACATGAATGCCATCGCCGGCAGCGTAGGCTTGAAGGACGGAACCAACGACGTCTGACTCGGTGTCGGCGATGTCGAGTCCGGGTACATGGGCGGAGCAGACTGAGGTCCTTGCGGGCTGGGCAATAAGGAATCAAGCGATGTCGTACCTTCCATTGTTTATGATGAAGACGGGATTTCGCAATCGGCATCTTCCACGCGGTACCGATAGCACTTTCCATTGGCTCGTACGATCTTCTCGGTCGTGTCGCGAATAGGAAGCGCAAGAGTCTTCATCACACCAAAGTCCCGGTGAAATACCATCACCGCAACTCCCAAGCCGATGATGAAGGAAAAGAAAGGTGCGCCGCGATGAAGAACACTGACGAGCATTACTTCTGAGTGGCGAGGAGATTCAGCGAATCCGGTTCGGCTGTGCACGGTACCTCCGTGGCGACGAAACGGACACATCCGGTCTCTGTGTGGAAAACCTCGGGATCACCCGGGTGTGGAACCGATGGAACTTTGCGTGTCGGCGGATTGAAGACGGTTCCAATTACGAGCCCCGATAAGAGACCCGCCACGACCCAATGGAGCTGGATGAGCATTACTTACTCAGTTGAAGAGTTTGTACCAGGGTGATCCAGATGAGAAGCTGGAAGAAGAATCCCGGGACGGGTGACAGAGCCGTGAGGAAGGCGAAGAACCACTTGGTCAGCCAGGAGTAGGGCGCAGGCACAACCCCGACAAACGGTCCGATGAACTTGGACGGAACATCCATCGTTCGCAGGAACGCGTTGGTTGCAACCGCAACCCAATGACCTAACAGACCGAACTGCTCATATGGACCCTCGCGAGGGAGGTTGTTTGCGATGAACTCCCACTGCTTCAAGGACCACAACACAGTCAGTGCCCACGTCATAGCAAAGACAAAGATGAAGAAGACGTTTCCAGTCATGATTCCCAAGTCCCACAGGATCGCACCCGGTTTGCGAATGAGCTTCCCGATAAACGACTGCTCGCCGATATCAATCGTATCGTTTAACCCAGCATCCAGACTACGGAACGCACCTGTTTCATCCGTGTACTCCACGTGGAGGTTAGGAGGACTCGAAGCCAGGACCGTTGAATCAGGCGCAAGCGTGATGCGATTGTCCGACCGCAAGAACGCGTCCAACTTCGCAACGGCAAACTTGATTTCTCCGAAGTTTTTCCATCGTTCCTGTTCAAGATAGTCCGATACGTCAATGACCTGCGGACCCGCCACGTAGTTAGCCACTGTGACCGTGATACCACCCATTATTAAGAAGCAAACACGAGATTTGCTAGTCCACTCACGATTCGGAGGTAGTTGATCGATTCAACGTACACGCCAATCGAGTATGTGTATGTGAAGAGGAGACCATTGTTCGTAACCGTCTGAACGACAGTGAGGAGTTGGTCTGGCGTATACAACCCTACGTCCGTCGGCGGAATCACGACAGGAGTCTGGCTGAGCGCAGAGGATTTCAGGATACATACGATCGACTGCGCAGTCGCAGCGTCGGATGTGGGCAACGGCTGCTGAATCGACGTACGGAGAACCACCTTATTGAACCCACTTCCATTGATAGCCCCGCTGGGTTGATACTGGTCGTGATTGAGGGCAAACGAGTACAGGTAGACGCCGGGCAAGAGAGACGGCTGTTGACCCGTCGTGTGGCGGTACTGCTGAATCAACGAGAAGTACGAAGTCGGCTTGATTGCGAACCGCTCATTGCCATCGAAGAGCAGCTGCCCATTTGTAATCGCCTCGCGCGGGAACGCAGAGGAGAGCTGATTTTGACCAGACGAATACAACAAGTCGCCAACGTTAGTGCTAATCGGAGAGAATGGCGCACGCTTCGGATCGGACCAGTTCGTGTAGTTATCCCAGTCATTGTCCGCAATGGCATCGGACCGCTGCGCCGTAAAGACAACTCGCGTGACCATATTGAACATGGGAATCTCAATGTCACTGTTCGCTCCGAACTGCCCCTCCTTGACCACGTATCGAACCTGCTTCAACAGAAACGTCTGGTCTGCGACTGCGAGTTGATGCATCTCCATTTCAGTCAAGTAGATGAAGTTCGCTTCCAGGTATGGGTTCGCGAAGAAACTCGTCACAGCCGGTGCCGAGGCGTTACCCGCGACCGTCGGTGGCGACAGAAACAATCCGATCGGATACGTACCGGTTGGACGAATACGTTGTCCATAGGTTGGATTCGTGTCGCCGGATGACACAGACACTGTGGAGTTCGTAAAGGTGGCTGAGTATCCAACCGATGACGCGATGGCAAAGGTGGTTGCAGTCGGAGCCGGAAAGGCGAGAACGGTATAGGTCGCATCCAGTGACTGCGTTCCCGACAGCGTAACCGATGAACCCGCTACGAGTCCGTGCGGCGTCGACGTTGTGATCGTCTCGATGCCGGTTCCAGCGGTAATGTTCGATGCGTAACTCACGGTCGCTCCGGATTGGACGTCAATCACCGTGTACAGACGATTGAGGGGATTGAGGGTGACGTTGATGTACACCTCGGAGTTCTGCATCGAAACAAGTGGGAGCGCCAGTCCCGGGTTTTCGCAGAACCAAAAGTGAAGAGGAACCACGATCTGACGAGAGCGAATCGAGGGTTCCGGTGTCGTGGTGTAGGGCATTGACGACGGGAGACTTGTAGGCGTGACTGCATTGGGATACTGCGACTTGCGGTCGAATGCGTTTGCTGGATCGTACAACTCCGGCACGTTACCTACCATCTGGTCAATGACCGCACGACGAGTCGCATCGTGTGTGAGGTAGGAGTAGAGTTTGAGCCACTCGCCCGACAGTCTCTGGATCACCACGCCGTTTGCAACCAGGTCGACATGGTCGATTAAGTTGTAGCCGATGTTCTTGATCCACTGAAACTCGTATCCAATCGCAGTACACCGACTGTCATATCCGGGCGGCGGCGCGCTTCCGCCAATCGAAACAAGCGGTGACCAGATATCCGGTAACGTCAGAACCAAGTACGTGTCGTTCAGAAGCTGAGCATGCCGGTCGATGCGACAGCTGAGTGTCTTGGTCTGTGTCGCATTGAAATCGAGGTTCGTAGACGTAAAGTCTAGACGGATCGACTCCATCGCAAAATTCGTGTACCTGCGATACATCGCCCTGAAATGGGTCATCGACGGATTGCCGTTCAGGGGCTGGTTCTGTGCGCCGACCTGCGTGAGTTGCATCAAGCCACCCGGCATTTGTATATTGTTTACACCAAAGTACCAGGAAGACCACTGTTTGTCGCACAGTTCACACAACCCAATGTGACAGGACGAACACCTGCCGTCACAGCGCCGCCACTCGACGTATACACACCACCAGGCACGGAACCCGGTGCTAGGCTAAGTGTCTGCGGATACGCCACCCTGTTGTACCGCGTTTCCTTATTGGCTAAGATGGAGAGGTAGACGTAATTATACCTCCGCTGCGCCGGCGGAGGAGTGTTTGCGAAGCTCGCAGCCACAATGCGGCGTTTGTGAGCAGTCAAGTAATCCTGAGCCGAGTTCACCTGCATCCTATTTATACAGACCAAAGAGAATACACTCAAATGAGGTTTGTTCTCGTAAGCACGCACGTCGACCAGACGACTGGGTACTCAAAGGTGGTTTCGAACCTTCTGTCGCAGGTTGCGACGCTCGGCCCGAAGGTGAAGACGTTCCACTTTGGGTTTCAGCGTCATCCCGAGAAGAAGAACATCCGCAAGGTTCCGGATGGAATTGTAGCCTATGACGCAGCTGCGAATGAGGACCCGAAGGAGGAGGGGTTCGGGTTCAATAAGATTCACGAGTACCTGGAGATGGTCGGACCGGATGTGGTCATGATCTACAACGACCCGATGATTATCGCACGCTTCATTCAGGCAATGAAGTACAAGAAGGGTGAAACGCCCTACAAGCTGTGGTGCTACGTGGATCAGGTCTACACGGGCATTGCCCCGCCGCTGATGGATGAGATCAACAAGTCCGCGGAGCGTGTCTACTGTTTCACGGAGAACTGGGCGAAGGTGTTCGCAGAGTATGCAGAGACGACTCCTCCCGTCACTGTGATGGAGCACGCGGTGGATTCGACCATCTTCTCGAACCTGCCCCCGTCGACTCGCGCAACGCTTCGGCGCAACGTCGGACTTCCGGCGGAGGCAATTGTGTTCCTCAATGCGAACCGTAACAGCCAGCGTAAGCGTCAGGACCTGACAATCATGGGATTCGTGGGGCTTATCAAGCAGAACCCCGACAAGCCGCTCTGGCTGCTGATGGTAACTGCGGTTGACCCGCAGAAGGGTGCGTACTACGACATTCAGCGCATCTTTGCCGACCAGCTCATTCGCAATGGACTTGACCCGAATGTCTATGGAAAGCGTATGGCGATGATCGACACCTCGCCTCCGAATATGCTGAGCGACGACGGTATCAATCAGATATACAACATGTGCGACATCGGCATTAACACCTCAGACGGCGAGGGCTTCGGTCTCTGTCAGTTGGAGCACCTGTACACGGGTGCTCCTCAGGTCGTCACGGACGTCGGAGCGTATGCGTCGTTCCTGCCACGCACGGTGGCTACGTATGTCCGGTGTGGTGCTCCGGTGTACCACGCCGCAGGCATGCCGCTTGGACTGTCTGCGCCGTCGTTTAATCCCGACGATGTTACGGATGCGATGCGTGCGACGATTGAGAATCTCGACACGATGCGCATCAAAGCCCATGAGTTGAAGTTCAAGACGTGGAACGACGTGTGCGGCGCTTGGCTCGACGACTTGCGCGCCGCTTCTTAACGCGACGTGTGCGACCGCCTTGCCAAGATTGAGCAACTGCATCCGCAACACGAGCTCGCTGTGCCCTGGCATCCAGTTGTTTTCCGATTTGAACTTTCTCTTCAAAAACACGCCGTTGTTCAGGCGACTTACTTAACCAATTCACAGCGGCAGCGCGGCGGGCGCGTTCTGCGTTGGCTTTTATTTCTTCCCCTTGCTCGAGAGGATGATATGACATTATTCTCAGGCGAGCCAAAATTTAATCTGGGTCTCGGATATCTTCGTGCCGATGCGCAGTAACCGGTTGTTATCCTCGAAGGCTTGTCCGTCGAACACCTCCTTGGTGTCAGGATCCATCAAGTAGATGATGTCCTTGATCTTCATCCGTTGAAGACGCCGCTTCTTGCGCGTCATGTTGCGCAAGTACGTTTCATCCAGATCATCTGACTTGATGTTCGGCTTGAACGCGAGATCTTCGCCGGATGCAGTCGTATCGAACCGCATACAGGAGATCTGCGGCTTCTCGCGAGAATGGAGTTTCCGATGGACTTCGCAGTCCACCGCGGACTGTTTGAGTATCACTGAAATACGTTGATTCACCTTGTCCTTCTCATACACCTTCTCATACAGGTATTCATCTGTGGACATAAACGTCTCCACAGGCGCATCACCTTCGTACCGTTTCATTTCCATATCTGATTTGCGTACAGCCACGATGTTCGGACCTTCTGCGCCCTTGGATTGTGCAGGTGAGATGATGGACAAGTAGAAACTGACACGCACTGTACGTTGGTCCAGCGGCAGTGTTGCGTGAGAGCAGATACGGATCGCGCGTCCAATAACCTGGTCGTGACGTGCGGGCGTCCAGTGGGGTTCCATGATGTGTACGTGCCGCACGTTGGCTAACGTAATACCTTCTGCGCCACTCGATGTAGCCATCAGTAAACATAGTAGTTTCTTTCCACGCTTCTCAATGCTCGTCTTCAAACTGGGAGGAAAGCTATTCTCGAAGCGGTTGTTCAGAATCTGACGCATCAACTCACGCTGCTCCTCCTTCTCTTCGCCGGAGAAGAAGGCATAGGCTGGCTTGTCCTCCATTTCATCCTCTTGCCATTGACCTGTCTTGTTGGTAATCTTGTACTGCTGCCATCCATTCGCATCGAGAATTGCAGCAAACACGCCGAGACCTTCGAGCTGACGGTACTGCGAATAGACGAACTGGTTGGGCCAGTCATCGCCGCCGCTTTTGCGTGTGGCTTCAAGGTTCATCAGCATGCGAAGTAGCTTCGGGCTGTACTGCTCCAACGCGTTAGTCGACAGATACTTTGCAGCATTCGCTTTCAGTGCTGCGAGAATCTCCGGTTTCTCCTGAATGGTCTCTTCCGTCTTCCCTCCTTCCACTTCTTTTGACAGCTTCTTCAATTCGGGGGGCACCGCATAGTTACATGCGAGACGAGAGATAACGCGGTACGAACCGCCGTCGTCATTCATACTCAGCGCCTTCTTCGCATCGGCTTTGATTTCTTGGAAACGGACATCGAGGTACTGAGCAAATTGCTCGGGACTCATCACCACCTTTTCCAGCATCTTGTCATCGTCTACTCGCTTCGGAATCAGACGTTCGTCGGCGCCCTTGAAGTAGGAGACCAGTCCCTGGATACGCTTAGCGAAGAGCAATGGGTTCTTGATGTTCAGCCCCTCGAGAAACATACTCGCAAACTCCTCGAACTTCGTGGGCAAACACTCTAAACGTTCGACCGTCACACGGTCAACCGCAATTTCCGCACCGATCTCGCCTGTCATCTTCGTCGCCCATGACCGGACCCAGTCCATTGCGACCGGTGTGAATGGAACATCCTTCTTGTACTGCACGGCTACGCGGTCACCGGCTTCATTGTAGACGGACCGGAAGTGCGGCGGATTACGCGTCACGAGCACATACTTCTTCACCGCATTGAACTCTATCGTATCGACGTCGGGGAGGGCTTTGAACGCAGTCTTCATCTTCTCCTCATCCCACGTAGTCGCCTTTGCGAATGGAATCGTGATGCGCTCAATGGAACCGCGCAAGAGATTCATCAGATACGCAATCTCATTGGGGCGGTTGATGACGGGCGTGCCGGACAGACCGACAATCTTGCAGTCCGCAGCCGTATAGATCGCATCGTACAGCCGACGCGCAATATCGGACGAGTTGACAATGCGAGAAATCAAGTTATGAACCTCGTCGATAATCACCACGCAGTTCGTGAACGGATTGGGTGCAGCCGGATCTTTCGGTACATAGGTATCGATGTTCTTCGAGTTCAAGCCGTTATAGTTGATAAAATTGAAGCGTTGTCCGATGATGTCCTCGATCTGGGCTTTGATGATGTCCTGTGCAGTCTTGGGGAGGTCCTTGTAGTTCGGGTTCTCGCCGGCTATCGTCACGAAGAACTTGCCATTGCGGTCGAGGAATCCGTCCGAAATGGACAGCGCTTTGGCTTCTGCGCGAGACTGGTCATTGAGGGCTTTTTCGCGCCAGTGTTGCTCAAAGGCATAAATCGGATCGCCGCACTTGCGCAGCTCCGACCGGTAGTTCTGTTGAAGGGACGCGGGGGTCAGTACCCAGACCTTCTTGTGTGTCATTAACGACTCAGCCACTGCGATGGACGTACAGGTCTTACCGGAGCCGAGACCATGGTACAGCAAAATGCCACGGTAGGGCGTCTCGATCATCAGGTAATCGCGGATCAGTTTCTGATACGGAAACAGCTCGCGTGCATTCGACTGCTTCGTACACAGGTCAACGTCCTTGTCTTCGGCGTCGAGCGGATCACGGTCATCCTTGCGGTATTTCAGAAAGATACGAGTGATATAGTCTGCGAACGCTTTCCGGTTCGGGAGAACGAATGACATTGTTTTTACCTGGTATTTGATAATGGAGCCGCTGACACGGAAAAACCATCGTATTTGGATGGTGTCCATCTATCTGTTCCTGATGGCAGCGTTCCTCTACGTGAAACCGTCCGTCGCCTTTGGGCGCGAAGGGCGGATACGTCCGTTTGGAGTGGAAGACCGCGAGTCGACTGTGTTTCCGGTGTGGTGGTGGGTGTTCGCAATGAGTGTAGTCGCCTACTGTATCACCGTGTATCTCGCACGTTTTAGGTTTGCGTAGATACAATGAGCTGCCCGTACAAAAACCTGGCGGGCGAGCCTGGAACAGGCTACCACTCGATCCGGTTTCTGAACCTGTCCGTCGTGGACATTATCGGGACCTTCATTCTCTTCGCGATTCCGTCTGCGTGGTTGTTCAAGGGAAACGTGTGGGTTCACTTCGCACTCTGGCTGGTGGTCGGCGAACTCTTCCATTATGGATTTGGAGTTCAGACATCGGTGATGGACATGCTGGGTATTACGGCGTGCTCTCGTAGGTCTTGACGATATTCTCCAACACATCCACCATCGCGAGACGCTCAACATGATGAGGGCGAATGTAGCTGCGACACTCGTCGAACGTCTTCCATCCAATCCCAGAAATCTCGCGTCGCTGCATGTAGGTCAACTTCTGACTTACATTCACACGCTCAGGCGAAGTCAGCAAGGCTACAAAGTAAGAGTGGCGGTACCGAATGCCATTCAATCCGGTGAAGGTCTCCTCCAAGCGAATGTCTCGGAGAATCGTATACGCATCACGGGGCACGTTCGTCTCCTCAAAGAACTCGCGCGACGCACATTCGAGGTCGGTCTCGCACCGAACGCGCCGACCTTTCGGAAACCCCCATTCCGGTTCCTTAAAAGGCGACATGAACATCTTCATCATCGCAGCCTTGTCAACCTGTGCGAATCGCTCCTTCGACGTAGTGTACTCGGAAGAGCCTGTATCGTCTCCCCACAGCTGACGCCAGATGGTGTCGAACGGCTCGCACACGATCATCGTCTGCTCTTGCAGCGTCATGTTGGAGAAGAGGATGCCTATGTACTCGGTGTTCGCAGGGTCATACTTGCCACGCATGAACTCCGCAAAGCTCATGCTGTCCTTTCTCCGGATCATCAGAATCTGCGCCGCATCCACTGGAAGGGTGGGCTGATTGACCAGGGCAATTCCGCACGACAAAACAGGGTCTTGACAGAACTTAAAGATATGTCCTTTCTCGCCACAGTTGTTACAAAACATTGGTGTCACTGGTTGTGACGGCGGACCCATTCGTTTTTCCATTATTACTTGAATACCTTTCCCTTGTAAAGCATAAAGCGATGAACTCGCCTATACCGACGATTGCCCTTCAACTCCCGCAGCCGCTGCGACCGTCGTCGATGATGTCGATGGTTCTGCCGATTCTCGGTGCGTTCGTAGTGATTGGACTGGTGTTCGCAGCCATCCTCTACTTCCGCTCAGGGTCGGGACTTGCGGCACCCTCAGACATGCTGTCGACCTTAGTTGACGGCAAGTCCTCTACGAGCGTCACATCCTCCGCATCTGGATCCACGACGACGGTACAGTTCTGGATGTACATCAAAGACTGGGATTATCACTTCGGTCAGGAGAAGCAAGTCCTAGCCAAGACGGATGCGACAAATCCGGCGATTGTGTGCCCGGGTATAAGCCTTCACCCGACGGATAACACGCTCGATATCAAGGTCTCACTGTATTCGAATGGGTCGAGTCTGGCAACATCCAACACTGGAAGCGGTGAGACGCAAACGGTGACGGTTGAGAACGTACCTCTTCAATCGTGGTTCGCGGTCTCCGTGACCATCTATGGACGCACGTTGGAGGTGTACATTAACGGACGTCTCGTGAAGACAACGATCCTCGGAGGCATCCCCAAGCCAGCCAATGGAGGCATTGTGATTGGAGCAAAGGGTGGCTTCTCTGGGTCGGTCTGTACGTTGGTCAACACCTCGAATCAGCTTCAACCGTCCGACGCAGCGGCGTTCTATGCCGCCGGCACACCGTGTTCGAGCTCGACGCCGTCCACGTCGGATGCGAAGTCGGCGTTCTCATTGTTCGGATACACCTTCTCTTTTGGAGTCAAGGACAGCAGCGGAAACGCGGTCGCAGGGTTTTCTTCGACGTAAATAATGAAGATTCTACTGAAATGCCCCAGTCGGTCGCGTCCTGCGAAGTTGTTGTCAACACTCAAAACCTACCTAGATATGGCTACACGTCCCAACCAGATGGGAGTCGTCGTATCGTGTGATGTGGACGATGAAACCATGACATCACAGGATATACAGCAACAGGTGGTTGCGCTTCTGTCCCATTTCGAGTGGAACGCACTGTATTACAGCGCAAACCGAAACAAGATTGAAGCGTGTAATGCGGACATTGAAAAGGTTGACTATCCCTGGGACATTGTGGTTCTCGTATCCGATGACATGATTCCGCAGGTGCGCGGATACGACGAAATCATCCGTAACTCCATGACGCCGGACCTCGATCGCATACTTTGGTTCAACGATGGGTGGCAGGGGCAGAAATTGAACACACTGTCCATCTACGGACACGCGATGTACAACCGTCTGGGGTCCATGTACTGTCCAGAGTACAAGAGCTTCTACTGCGATACTGAATTGACCGATTTATGTACAAGTGAACTCAAAGACAAGACAACATACTCTCCAACCTGTATCATTCGCCACGTTCATCCTGCGCTGGGATATGCGGTTGCAAACGACGCACTCTACGCGCGGAACAACCGGTACTTTGAGGAGGACATGCGGACGTACATCTCTCGCAAGCCGTACGCATTTGATCTTTCGATTCTCATCCCGACCTTGGTGGAACGGCGGCTGCAATGTGAGCGGTTGAAGGCAACTCTCCGCGAGAAGTTCGCGCGTCTCTGTCCAGGGTTGCGGTTGGAGATCCTTGAAGCATTGGACAATCGCGAACTCAGTGTGGGATTGAAACGTCGAAACTTATTAGCCGCAGCCAATGGAAAGTACTCCGCCTTCATCGATGATGACGATGATGTGACAGATGCATACTTCGAGGACTTCGCGACATGCTTCACATCGAAACACGATGTCATGCAGCTTCGAGGACAGATGGGAGACCATACGTTCATTCACAGTCTAGTGTACCCAGTCAACGGAGTCATGTACAAGGACGGTATGTTCGTACGCCCACCCAATCACCTAAACCCAATGCTCGCCGACATTGCGAAGATGATACGGTTCGATGACGCTGTGCGCGGCGAGGACCTCAAATGGACCATTGACCTTGCGCGGTCCGGACTACTGAAATCAGAGACGCCCACATGCCGGGTTCATTACATCTATACACTCGGAAACCGCACAATCCCTGCGAATGCGATTGAGTACCAGAAAACCCATACATACGACGAGATGTTGAACCTGCTCTTCGCTCGTCCCGAGCCAAAGAAAGTTGGGCTGCGTCTGTCATCGAGAGGGTTTGTTTCTAAGTAATGAACAATGGCTGGACTCGTTCTTGGAGGGCTAGGAGTTCTCGTGATTGGTGGAGTGGCGATGTGGGCGTATACTGGAACGCTCGATTCGTCGGCTGTCGAGATTCAGAAGGGTACAATCACAGGCAAACAGCGTCTCACCTCGACCGCATCGCTTCCACGTTCGAGCAACGAAAGTCAAGGTGCGACATTCAGTTTCGAGTGCTGGTTCGAAGTCAATGACTTCACGTATGGGTACGGGCATCGGCGCTGTATCTTCTCACGCGGAGACACGCCCGGTGTCTACCTGGACAGCACATCGAACTCACTCATCATTCTTGTGAAGACGTATGGCGCAACCGACTCGGTGATGATCGAGAATATCCCGATTCAAAAGTGGGTCCATCTCGCAATTGTTGTGACGCAGTACACGGTTGACGTGTACGTGAACGGCATGATCCGCCAGCACCACACGCTCTCTCAGCTTCCCAAGCAAGAGGATGCGGCGACACAGGTGAGTGATAATACGGGATTCGACGGACAGATTGCCGGGCTCACGTACTATTCGCGTGCATTGAGTCCAATCGAAATCACAGCTCACGCAGCGTCCACACCGCAGTCTCTCATCACAGCTCCTCAGGGTGGTCAGTACCTCGATTTGACATGGTACACAGGACGATAAAATGTACGAGAGAACTAAATGAGCGCTGGTAGCCAAAACGGTTCGAATCTCGGTGGATTGCAGGGACTGCGCATCCAGTACCCTTCCGATGTCGTTGCGCAAACCCGCGTTCGATTGATGTTCACGACAAACGTACCTGTTGCGTCAGGATACGTCGGTAGTAACTCGTACCGCTCAAAGGGCATTCAAAATAGCGCTGGATTCTTATTCCAAGTTCAGCAGGGTGTCCGCGAATGCTTAGCTGTAACCGGTCAGCCATACGCTATGACCACGAGCTCGACGATGTCGAACACGATTCCCGTTACGAACCAGTTCCCTTAAGACGCGCCCTGCGTGTCTTCTTTAACAGCAATCGAGTCTTGGCTCGTTCTGTCTTGGTCGCATTCGGATTGTACGTGAAGAAGTACTGAACGAAATCCGGCGATGACTTATCACCCTTGACCTTCTCATACAACTCCACGCGCTGACGACGAAGGTCAAGCAACTCCTTCTGTTCTCCAAGACACGACTTCGGCGTGAACAACGCATACCGACGTTTTGGCTTCGAATCGGCTAACTCAATCAGACGCTGGGCTACGCACAATGTCCGCGAGATCTCGTCCTTCGTCTCGCCTGAATAGAGCTGTGCTAAGAAGAATTGAAGAGTGGTCGGGATACTCGCAATCCGAATACCGTCTCCCGTCACGTGATAGCTGTGGCAGGCTTGTGTCTCGTAGAAGCGATACAATAGCTTTCCATCCGAACCAAGCACGTCGAGACAGCGAGGCATAATGTCAGTCTCCGCATGCTCAACCGTCTTCCGTCCCTTGATGTGCTTGCCAATCTCAGCTTCCTCGGCGAGAAGCGTGATGGGTGTGTACCAATGGGCTTTCTTCTCGTGACGAGAGACTGCAGAGAACCCGAGCAGAATGATCGGATGGTGCTGTAACATGTGAATCACGTCCTTCTTTTGTTCAGCCGAGAGCTCATCGGGCGGCTGCGGGTCGTCTGTACATTTGAGCGGATAGTGCTTGTTCAGCAGGGACAAGCGAGTGTACACCTTTTCCCAACGGCTCACATCGCCTTCCGGGCGTGACAATTCCAAGTACATGGACATGCGGAGAAAGTTGGGATGTACGTAGTGGATGCCGTGTCGAGTAATCTTCTCCTTCCACATGAAGTTGAAAAGCTTCGGAGCAAGGAATGTCAAGTCAGCCACTCCATGATAATCCGCAAAGACCTTGTACGTCCCCAAGTGAACACCTGGCTTCATTTCAACACTCTCGATTCCACCCTCTTTCAGTTTGTTCGCAATTTCAACTCCATGTTCCTGGGGAGTTTCGGTAAAGAAGTCGTAGTCAGGTGTCTCCAACGGACCGTAAAATTGGTCCTCTTCGGGTAGTAAGTTGTTAATCGCCGTACCACCGTAACACATGGTGCGGGTTGACTTCAAGAACGCTTCGACGACACGGGTACCCAGCTTCACTGCGGGAGCCTCTGCGTCGCGAGCCGCGAGCATTTCCGCCTGCTGGTCCGCGATTTCCTTCACAGAGTCTAACTCACTCATTGTATACCAGAGTCAAAAAACGAATGCCGTTTGTTTTTTTACTTGGGAGGCAGCAAGATGCCTCCACGCTATAATCTTCGTTCGCGCAAGAGCCGAGCTACTACATGGGTCAAGGACGAGACTCTCGCGGAGGAGACTGACTCCGACGATGAGGACTTCGTTCCGGAGAAGTCCGAGTCCGAATCCGAGGAGGA